TATCTTTTTAATCATTTTATCTCCATCCTTTTTTTGCTATTTTAGGTTTTCCTTGTTTTATTTTTGTTTTTGTTTTTTTCTTTTTCTCTGCTTCTTCTTTGTGTTTTTTTTCTAATTTTTTAGCTGTGCCATAAGATGCACCACCAGAAACAGCCACACCACCACCAAGAACTCCAACCATAGGAACGATAAAATCACCTTGCTCTGATCCAAATTTTTTTTCTTGTTTTCTCTCTTTTGGAGTTTTTTTAAATTTTGGTTCTTTTAATAATTCTAAATCTTTAGGCATATTATTTTTTCTTTATCAAATCTGTTGCTTTAAGTCCATAGACGCTAGCAATAACTCCAACAAAAATGGTTTGGTACCAAAATGGAAGATCTGAAAAGTATTGGAAAAATAATTTCATCTTGTCCATCGCTGACGGATCCTCCGACCAAACAGCCCAAGCCAACATAACGATGGGCGCGGACAATAAAATCAAAATGAATTCGTCTTTCCAGTCCGATTGTCTTGCTTCTAATAATTTACCTTGATATTCAGCTTCACCTTTAGCCATGGCTTCGGCATGGCGCTTTTGTGCATCAGACATCAACATTTTAGTCTGTTGCCTGTTTTTATAAATGTGTGAGCCTGCTTGAACGGCTAATTTAATAGCACTCAACCACATTAAAATAATTTAGCTTTTCTTTTCTTCTCAGATAAGACGTTTCCTTGTCCTTGAACTTCAAATTCTTGCGTTTCAGCAGGATTTGTAGTCTCAACATCGATGCCACCTTTTTTGTAGCCATCTTTGTCCGTGAACATAGCAAAATCTACATCTTTTTTATTTTCTTTTACCATTTTTTGCTCCTTTTTTTGACATTCCCGCTTCTGAAAGCGCGATTGCAATTGCTTGTTTTCTATTTTTAACAGGTTTTTTAGATTTTCCAATCTTCAATTCACCTTTTTTGTATTCTTTCATCACTTTTCTTACTTTTTTGTCTGATTTTTTCACTATTGACCTCTTTTTATGGTTACGTTTGGCATTCCACTCATCATGTCTTTAGCATTTGGAATTGTTTTTGATAAAATAGTCTTTTCAATAGATGTATCAGCTCTCAATTTAGCTAATTCTTCGTTTTGTTTTAGTTTTTCTTCTTGAGTTTGTTGATTCATCATTGTTTTCATGCGATCAAGATTAATCCTTCTATCATCTTCTTCTTTTTTACGCTGATTTTCCTGTGCTCGAAGGTCTAATTCTCTTGCTCTTAGTTTTGCAATTGGATCATTATCAAATTGAGAGGTAATTGATTTCTCCTCTGATAAAAATTCTTCCATAGATTCAGCGATCAATTGTGCTTTTCTTGCTTCAATTTTTTGATTAATCATTTGTGCTTGCATTTGTATTTGTTGAGCCATTTGTGGATTCGTTTGTGCTTGCTGTTGTAACGCTGCAAGTTGTTGCATTTCATCTCTAAACTCTAACTCAACTTGTTCTTGAGCCATAAGTGAAATGTGTTCAAAAATATTTTTCTCTAATGCTGCCATAACAACCGGTGCATTTCTTGCCATATTCGTTGCCATAAAACTAAAATGAGCTTGAATATGTGATCTGTGATCTTGACCTGGAAACGCTTGGAAAGGTCTTCCTGCGAGAGCATCAATGTGCTCTAACGCAGGATCCTTCGGTTGTGGGGGTTGTGGACGAACTAATATTGTGTCAACATCTTTGACACCAATCGCTTCATACATGTTTCTGTATGCTTGATATAAATTATGCATTTGTGGATTAGACATTGCCAATTGCAGCTCCGTTTGCGCAAGGGAGATACGCTGTGTTTGTGAAAAGATATTTGGATCTGCAACTGGCAGGATATCTACTCTGTCATCAAAGTCTGATTGTTTAATCATTCTTTGGCCGCCAACAACATCGTAAGGATATTGTGGGGGTAGATAAAGTTTGAAAACTCTTGATAATAATTTGAATTCATTTTTCAACGCTGCATAAATTCGTTTATGAATTGCAGACATTGTTCTGCTTCCTCTTTCTAGCAAGGCGACTGTCGTTCCCACCGCAGCTTGCTGATTCCCGTCACCCACTTGCATGTCAGCTATAGATGCGAAACGCTGACCCGCTTGTACAACGACACCCAATAAGTTTAGAAGTGTTGGAGATGGCTCTTTAAAAGGTAGAGTCATAAATGCATCTCTAATATTACCACCTGGAGCATCAACATCTCTAAATTCTCCGGGTTGAATTGATTGAGCATCATCTCGTATTCTAATTCCTCGTTGCTTGAATCCCGCTGGTAAGTTTGAAAGAGTACCAGCATCAAGTAATTGTCGTAAAGCAGATGTAGCAGTTCGTGATAAACCACCAATCATGTGTATTAAACCAAAACCATAAAAACCTAATCCTGGTAAAAATTTAAAATGTACAAAATAATTTATTTTTTGTTTGAGTGGATCTTGTGGATCAAAATTTCTTCGAATCGATAAGACTTCCCTAGAATTTTCTTCAATCGTTACAATGTATGGAATTTTAATTCCTGTGGGCTCACCCGTCTGTGGATTAACGTCTTCAAAACCTTCTAGATCTAAATTCACATGACATTCTAATAATGTAAATACATCTTCTTCTCTTCCTGATTTGGTTCTTCCCTCAAGTTCCATTTCTTTTTTCTCAAGATCAGATAAATTATCTTGTCCAGGTTTTAATTCTATGTCTCTATAGAAACCCATGATTTGTTGTTTTCGTAATTCATTCTCAGACATTTTAATTCTATGAATAATAGATTCTGCATCATCAAGCGATGTTGCTGTGTAAGGTACAACTAAATCTTCAGCTGGAACAAATTTAGAAACCGCTCTTTGTAACATGTCATCATAATAAACTTTTTTAAATGATGAACCTGCGAGAGGTAAGTAAAATAACATTTGATCAAACTCTGCTTCATACTCTTTCATTTGATCCATGATTTGATAATTCATAAAATCTTTTACACGATTCGCTTGTTGTGTTTTTTCTGGAGTTTGTAATCCAACCACTTGAGTTCTTACCGGTCCGTTTGCGGGTAATAATTCTTTGTACGCCAAAGCTTGAAATTGAGTTGCTGCTTCTGCTAATACAGGGTGGGTTGCACCTGACGCACCTGCGAAAGGTTCTGTACGTTGATCATACTTGAACCCTAACAAGTCTAATCCTTGGGTGTAAGTTTTCTCCCAATCTTTTCTAGAATTTTTGTAATCTTGATAATTAGAAAATAATTGTGAACCAATCATGTTAAGTTCACTGTCTTCTACAAAGTCTGCTAAGTTTGCATTAAAATCTGTTGCTTGAGATTGCATCATTGCGGATGGGTCAAAATTAATTTCAGCACCACCATCTTCGGTTTCCATAATGTCAATATCACCTTCAGGAGTTTCAACTTGTTCTCTAAGTTGTTCTTCCATCTCGATCGCTAGATCTTCTGTAGTTTCCTCAGGTTGTTCTTTTATATTTGGTAATGTCTTGTCGACTGCCATTCGTATTCTCCGTTCGAACTGTTTTAACAGTATTATAGTTAATATTCAAGCCTTGAGGCTGGGGTCCTCGTTTAGGGGGTATGGTTGTTGTAAGCTTTTTACTCATCAATATCCAGATCTTTGTAAGAAGAATAATCATATTCTCCTTGTCTATCTACAATATCTTGAACTGGATCAGCTTCGATATCTTGTTTGTATTTAAGTTTTTTCTGTCTAGCTGCTTCATCTGTTTTACCTGTCGCAAATTTTTCAACTCTATACCAATCACTTGCTGAATCTTCTAAACCCACATCCGTGCTTAATAATTCCATATCCCAATCATCTGGTCCATTTTGAATACCTGTTGCTCTGTCTTCAGCTAGAAAAAACTCTCCCTCCGAAAGCATGGGTGTTCCATCATCATTAACACCTTCAACTCGATCCGGTCTCATAAATATTGAAAACTCTTCATCGTTAGCTCCTGCACCAGGGATATCAATATCAACTCTAATTTCTCCAGTGTCTGGATTTTCATATAAATAATATTTATCCGTTAGAGCTCCTTCTGCTCCTTCGGTTGGCACTTCTAATTTTTTAACTGTTTCTCTTCCCGTTACCGTTTTCATGGTTTCACCTGCATCGACACCTTCTCTCATAATTTTATCAACAAGAGGTGCAAACCAATCCGGTGTCCCTGCGGGTGCATCTTTTAAAACTTTTTTTGCAACAGGTGATGATAGTTTAAAAATTCCTGATTTTATGGCTCCCAGTGCAGCACCAACTCCTGCCATAAGTTTTAAAAATGTTCTTCGTCTCATTCCACCACCATTTGAAAAACCAACTCTT